CGCACGCGTTTCTGCCAGAGGCTCTGTTGTGTGTCGGCTGCCAGGTTGCCAGGTGGAAGTCCGGAGAAGCTGTCGGAGCCACACGCGTATCTCGCGTGAGTTCCAGAGTGAATGTGGGGTCCTTCACTCTCGCAAGAGAGGTCTTGAAGGACCATGTGTCTAGACGGTGCTTGGGGTCGTTACCCGAGGATCGAGCACACCCCTTCGCTGAGGACGGGCGACTGTCCTTTGTCGAAACGGGTTATAAGCGCAGACACATCAGGGACGGTTTTCTCCCCCGACCCTGCGCACCACTCACTGGTGACGTGGTTGCTGAACCCTTGCAACCACTGAATTCCCCGTGGCCGACCACACACAAGTCGAGTGTGTGCGAACCTACGGGGGCCGCGGGTGCCCTTGACAAGGTGCTCGCAGGTAAAAAGGGTCCACCCACAAGGAGGATGGGTGAGGCACCGGCTGGTGCCAGGCTGAGGCAACGCGCGGCCTGGGTTCTCTCTCTGAACCCAGACAAACAATCGCGGGAGTTGGGAGCGCTCTTGAAAGGACGGTGGACACCAGACCTCTCCAAAGAGTTTGCGCACCCGATGAACGCGTTGTTTGTAGCATCGCGCGGCGGCTCGGTGAAGTTCCTGGGCGGGGGAACAGTCATTAAACCCCAAGGTGAGGGCGAGGAGAGGACAGTCAGGGTACTGACGTACGTAAATGCGGTGTTTGAGGGCACCTGTTTCCGTCTTTACCCAGAGCTCCTCGCCCGTTTGGCGGCTTACGCCACTTTCAAACGCAGAGAACCACGCCTTCTGTCGGCACTTGGTACTCGCGCTTTGGAGTGGCTTAAACGCGAAGGATTTTCCATGGAGGAAGCGGAGGAAACTCTTGCTCCCACCGTGGCGTTGTCTTGGCTCCCGTCGTCTCGGGAGTCTCTAGGCATAAAAATCCTTCAGAGCGCCAGCACCACGGGGGCCCTGCCTGAGACGAACGGATGGTGGAGCGCCAAAGATTAGGCCAGCCAGGTGTGTCTCAGAGGCGTCTGCAAGGGAGCTCCTCAACTCCCTTTGCGTGACGGCGCCTTCCTTGAGCTGAAAGCACCACTTGGCTGTGACCCTTATCAGAGGCGCAAAATGTACACAGCATGCAACCTAGGCGACATAATCGAGGGGTGTTGGGCCCCCTCAGTGCATGCTAACTGCAACCACAACGAGATCGCTGCCCTACTTAAGCGGTCTCTAGCTCCCACACCCACGGCCGATCCTGGCTCACGTCTCCCAGTTCTCCGGGTTTTCAAGCGTTTAGGAGTACTAGCACGGCGATGGGGCGGTCAAAGATGGAGTTACCTGGAAACGGCGCAATCTTATAGTGGGCTTTTGCGCCGTAGATACATTGAAGCAGAAACGTCGCTCGCCGAAGAGCCTATCCAAGTGCGGGATAGCATACTAGGGGCGTTTCTGAAGGCAGAGAAGTTCGGGTACGGGAAGTACGGGAAACCTAGGATGATATTCCCGAGAAGTCCTAGGTACAACCTGGCTCTAGCTTCTTTTCTCAAGCCTTTTGAGCACTGGCTGTGGGGTTATCTCACAGGCGAAAGGCTGTTCAATGGGTCGAATACCAGGGTTGTGGCGAAGGGGCTGAACGGAGCTCGGCGCGCGAACCTCATCGTAAAGAAGTTCAAGTCCTTCGATGACTGCGTCGTGTTCGAGGTGGACGGAAGTGCCTTTGAGGCGCATGTGGATGTTTGGCAGCTGCAGCAGGAACACAGTGTGTATTTGGCGGCACACGCTGGGGACCGCGAGCTGGCTTCTTTGCTGGCTCGGCAGTTGGTCAACGAGGGGAACACTCCAGGGGGTGTCAAATTCTCGCGTGCTGGCGGAAGGGCGAGTGGAGACTTCAACACAGGCATGGGCAACACACTGATCATGCTTGCGGTGGTTATCGGCGTGCTTAGGCACATTAATGTTCCGTTCGATACTCTAGCGGACGGCGATAACGCGTTAGTCTTCCTCAACCGAGGTGACGTTGCACGGGTTGTTGGTGAATTTGCCCCACTGGCCCTCGAGTTTTCGGGCCATGAAATGGTCCTCGAACGTCCTGTGAGCCACATCGAAGGCATCAGGTTTGGTCAGAGTGCACCGGTAGAGCTGTCACCCGGAAGGTGGCAAATGGTGAGGGAGTGGTCTAAGG